GCATAATCACGGCTCGTTCTTCGCTGCTCAGGTGATGGTAGGAGTTCGGCATGGCCACACCAAAAGGGGTAAGTGTTGCACTTGGAAGTTGAGTCTAAGAGGGGGCTTGGCGCTACCTGGCTTGCCGCCGGTAGCGCCATTTTTCCTGTCGAATCGCGTAAACCAAATGAGTCATAGTGCATCCATCGCCGCCCAGCCGCTGTACGGTCACGACTTGTACCGTTGGATTGTGTGCTATGCGATGGATGCGGCAACGCCGCGCCGCAGCAGCGAGCAAGACGCGGTAGCTGCCATGCGGCGCGTGATTACAGGCAAAAAAGACGTGCGCCGCGCCATTTATCGGGATGACATCGGTTACGTGGATTTCATCTGGGGCAGCGAGGGAAAACCTGAACAAGACAGAGGAATCCGGCCCGGTGCAAAAGGCGTCGCACATCTACTGGAAGCCAGAATGCGCAAAGACGAGCTAACCTACAAACAGGCGTGTCTGGTTGCCGAAAACGTCGCCCGAGCTGCTGTTTCTGGCAAGTTACCCAAAAATTGGAAACATTTTGATACGATAAAAATCGTGTATGGCGGACACGCCGCTGTTTTGGCAAAAAACGATTCCCGCAATGCCTGGCTGCTAACGGGGTTCGAAAAATGGTGAAGGTAGGGATTTACGGTGAATACGACGTAGGATTTGATACGTCGTACCTACGCACTTGCAGCCTACACCGACGCGTCTGCAAGAGGGAGCGTAAATCCCTGTGGCTTATGGTGAATACGGCGCAGGATTTGATACGCCGTACCTACGCACTTGCAGCCTACACTGTCGCGTCTGCAAGTGGGAGCATAAACCGTCAAAATCCCGCTGCGAAAGATTTTGATTCCATTACTAGAACCTTGCCTTCCAACGCACAAAGCGACAGCGGGAGTGGGGCGATTGTAGTCAGTAGCAATTGGTGTGTCAAATGAGTGTCAAATGAGTACGCCAGCGCCAAGCCGCAACGCCACTCCCCTGACCTCGATCTGGGACGGGCTGTCGTCGCACCTGATCGCCTCGTTCTATGAAGTCGCCAAGACCGGCGAGGATAGTTGGGGAACCATCGAAGGCCAGACCGACCCGGTAGCCGTGCGTGCGCCACTGACCGAGGCCAATATGGAGATGGTGCTCAATTGGCAAAGCCCGTTTGAGCAGTCAGGGCCGGAATCCAGAGCGCCAACAATGATGGCAATGCTTCAGTCCGGGATGTTTCAACCCGTCATTCATGCCATGCCGTTCAATGGCAAAAAGGAAGGCGAGCCGTACCAGCCAACGGAAGCGGTTGAACTTTTCAGAGGGCGTACCGGCCTTACCAAACTTAACTCCACCCAGGTATTCAACGGCATGCCGCCGGTCAAAATCACGGTCACGGCGCTGTTTCGCGCCTGGAGCGACGCGGCGCAAGAGGTCGAAGCGCCGTTCAACAAGCTGATGGAGTGGGCCTTGCCCATCAAACTGTCCAAGGATGGCCCGATGTTGGCGCGACTGATGCAATTGGCGAGAGGGAACATGGGCAGCGTCGAAACGCTGATGCCATCTCAATCGCCTACTTGCATCGCCATGGAATACAAAAACCGCGTGTTTTCGCCGCTGGTGATTGAATCCATCGGCATGCCATTGAGTTCCCCCATCAACGGTGACGGGCGCTTTGTACAACTGGCCGTGCCCATGACGCTCTGCACCCTGACGGCCATCGACCGCAAGGATTGGCGCACTGCACAGCGGTCTGGGTTGTGATTGACTCTTAAGACCAAGCAGCAGTGCTACGCAAAAGCCATGGATGCAGTTAAGTCATAATCCGGCACATCCCGTACTTCAAGCCGCCGACCCAAGACTTTTAACGCTTCCTCGACCCGCTCTATTTTGGAATGGTGAGAAAAATTCACTAACCGACTGGCTGTCGTGTGCGAAATTCCCATCGCGCGCGCAAGGTCTGCGACGCATTGGCCGCGCTGACAAAGTGCATTCCATAGCGCAATCTTGGCACTGGTCAACGCAGGCAAGCGGATTTCATACTGTCCTTGACGGACAGGCGAAGCTTCAGGAATACGCCGTCCTTGGTCAACATAAATCGAAAGCGCCAATTCAATACCCTCTACTGCATTACCCAGCAACTCATCTAGGGTATCGCCAGCACTATGCGCTTCTGGAATATCAAGGCAGGATGACCAGTAATGGTTATTTTCAGCATGAATGCTAATTGGATAGTGATACATAACCGCCTCCCTTCACTTAGTTTCAGTCAAGCCAAGTTGTTTGATAATGTCTTTGCGCAATGCCTCGCTGATTTCTTTTGCGCCATGATTAGGGAAAATCGTTTGCTTGTTGCCATAACGAATTTTAAAGTGACTGCCGCTGGCAGACTTGGCAAAGACCGCGCCTTGCTTTTGCAACCACCGCTTGAATTCGTTGTATTTCATAAAGTGCCCTTGCAATGAGTACATTGTACTCTCAAAAACAGCAAAATACAACACTTTTATTTAATTTTGCTAGTGATAAAAATCCTTGACGCGCTGGCGAGGTTGCGCCCGGAGCTGCGGCTGTCGGCATGATCTAGCTTTGATCTTTGCGGAAAATGATGCGCTAACAGCACCATGCGGCGGGTCAGACTTTCTTCCATACCCATTGGAAGAAAGAAACCCGCATGGTGCATTTCCCCCTGTTACGCACGCGCCGTCTGACGGTGCAACTGCGCGAACTGACGATAGGCGAATCCATCGCCATAGCAAGCATGCCGCCGCATTTGCCGGAAGCCGAGTGTACGGCGTTCCTGCGGGCGGCAATCCATTCCGCACAAGGCGTTGAAGATACTGCCGATTGGACGGTTCAGGAGCGGATGCTTGCTGTGTGCCATTACCTGGCCGCCACTGCCGAAGACGGGCCGGATTTTTCGCTGGGTGAGGGTCATTATTCCGACTATCTGGACGGAGCCATAGACATTCAGCCGCAAACCCCGCAAATTGAAGTCGGCGAGCTGAGCGGCGACGTTTGGCATATGCGGCATTTGACCGGCAGGATGGCTGAATCCATCGAGCGCATGGCGGGCGAGGTGCAGGACGCGGTGGGTCAACCGCTGGCCGGGCGGTTGCACTGGCTGCTGGGCGGCATGGCCGCGCAGATGGTGCGCACGAGCGAAACCGTGCCAGACGCCAACGTCGCCGAAGGCGCTTTCGATGAATGGCTAGTGGCGCGTATGCGCGTGATGAGTGCTTTTTCTGAAAGTGATTTCGCCGCCCTGATGAGTCTCTACTTCGAGGGGCGCGAGAAATTACGGCACCTGTTCCGCATCGAGTTCAGCAAGGACGGCATCGTGGCTATGCCGAAAGGAGGGGCGGCAGCGAACCTGCCGCCAGCACGATTTCCGGTACGCGCCGCACTCTCCCGCCTCGCGCTTGAATTGGTCGGAAAACCTGACCAATCTGGCCGCTAGTCTCACCCTATATTCGTCTACATCGCTACCCGATGCCATGCAAGCACCGTTCAGCGTGGTGACGTCGTTTTTTGACGGCAAAGCCTTTGCCGACTGGAAAAAGGGTAAGGAATCCGAATTGAAGCTGCAAGCCGCCATTGTCAACCGCTTGAATGACGTGATACGCGCCTGCGGCGTCGTCGCCAAAACCGTAGCAAGGACGCATTAATGACCGATAGAACATCCCAGCACGATGAGCACTGTTTGCCCACCGATGTTGTTTCCGCCCGTGCGGCAGACCGTGCCGTGAAAAAGGTATTTGCCATGTTGGGCGTAGATGCACACCAACCAGAAGCCGTCGAGGAGTTTCGCCAAGACCGGGCATTCGTTAAAAAACTGCGCAAAGTGACCAATATCGTATTTCTGGGCGTTTTCGTGGCCGCTATGGCTGTCATCGGAATAAGCATCGGAATCCGGTTGACCATGGGACATTGATCATGGATCAAGTCAGCCGCGCAGAGTTTATCGCCTTGGTCTCGCGCCAAGACGCCGCCGATGCAGAGATGTACGAAATGGGGCGCGACATCAAGCAAATCCGCCACGACACGGGCGAATTGGTGGAAACGTACCGCGCCCTGTCTGGCGGGTTCAAGGTGTTGCTGTGGCTTGGTAGGGGCGCTCTTGCCATTTCCGCTTTGGCAGGCGCAATTGCGGTTTTCAGAAACGAATGGTTCAAATGATAGTCAACGGGGCAAGTCATGAGTTTTGACCAGGCATTCGAGCGCCTCATCGGTCACGAGGGCGGCTACGTCAATCACCCGAATGACCCTGGTGGCGAGACGAATTGGGGCATCACGCTGCGCACGGCGCGCGAACATGGCTACACCGGCCAGATGCGCGATTTGACACGCGGGCAGGCCAAAGACATCTACCGCCGGGCGTACTGGCTTCGCGTGCAAGCTGACCAATACGACAGCGCCATTGCGTTTCAGGTGTTTGACGCGGCAGTCAACCACGGCGTCAAACAGGCGGTGCGCTGGCTGCAACGCGCGGTAGGCGTGACAGATGACGGCTTTATCGGCCCGGTGACGGTGGCCGCCGCCCGCGCGGCGAATCCGTCCGACGTTCTGGCGCGGTTTAACGCGCAGCGGCTGGATTTCTACACCAATCTGTCGACCTTTCAGCACTTTGGCCGTGGCTGGGTACGCCGTGTGGCAGCCAATTTGCAATACGCAGCGGAGGATATGGCATGAACTGGAAAGACATCGCGGGCGCACTTGGCAAGGCAGCGCCGGTGTTGGGCGGCATCTTGGGTGGTCCGGCGGGCGCAGCGGTGGGTGCTGTGGTGGCAGGCGCGTTGGGAACCGACGCCACGCCCGAGGCCGTCTCCAAGGCATTAACCCAAGACCCGAACGCGCTGGTGAAGCTGAAGGAATTGGAGGTCAACGCCAAAGTCCAGCTCCAACAACTTGCCGTATCCGCCGAGCAAAACCGGCTGCAAGCTGAGGCAGCGCAATACGCCGCAGAGGCGTCAGACCGTGACAGCGCCCGCAAGCTGGCCGCCAAACAGCCGCGCGATTGGGTGCGGCCTTCGGTCACAGTCATGATGTTGCTGGGAGCCATCACTATTGTCGCCTTCGTCTTCTCCGGCATGGCCGAGGGATTGCTGCGCGACGCCACGGCGAGCCTGACTATTGGCACCGTGATTGGCTATTGGTTCAACGAGCTGAAACAGGTGCTGGCCTTCTGGTTCGGCACAACCGGCGAAACTCACCGCGCCCACGAGGAGGTGCGCCGCTTTGCGGTGTCTCCGGGGACGGTCACGCTAGATCAAACGCCATGACGGTGCCGCAACGCGGAAAACGAAACGCTGCTTTGTCCAGCGCGAACCGTACAGTGCCTACATCACTCTGATATCGCCATCCGCCACAAAACCGGCCACAAAGGACACGCCATGACTGTTTCCAATACCGCCTATCTGAAAGGTTTTTACGATGCCAGTCGCGCGATGGGCGCAAAGGTGGTTTCCAGCGACTTTGCCTTTGAAATCGAAGGATTCGAGGGCAATTGGCTGCTGTGTAAGCAAGCGCCGTGGCCGGAGATATCGCCCGCCGGTGAAATCGAAGTGCCAACCCCGTTGGGCGCGACGATGTGGCAGCCGCAGCAACTGAAAGTCGCCCAGCAAGGCCAGATTGGCATGTTCGAGACCATCGCCGGGCATCTGGACCAGATGATGGTCAACCTGATTGCCAATGGACAGGCTACGTTTAACGCCAAGATTTACGAAGGCACGCCGGAGAAATTCCTGCGCGCCAAGCGCGTCGTGGATGCCTTTATTCAATTGGACAACCCCGACCGCGATTGGGAAAACCGTTCGCAGCCGCTGATTTTCAACGGCACGCTGTTCTTCCATTATTTCGGCGAGGTCATCCCCGGCAACTCGGGCGACTACCGCTGATGGGCTGACGGGCTGATGGCAACCTTGGCCGAACTGGCCGATACCTTCGCCAAAGACGAACGACCCGCCGCAAACCTGCTCGACGATGCGGCGGTGCTGGCGCAAGCCCTTGCCGCGACCCGCTACTACGCGGGATTTGCTATGTTGCGTGCGCACGACGGCATTGAGCCGGTGTCAAACATCGACGGCACAATCCGCATCACCACATCCGAATGGGCGCTGATTCGCCCGCTGTTTTTGCTCTACGTAGAGCGTGAAACCGCCCTCCAACTGGAAGCCTCACGCGGTATGGGGGCTGACCCGTTCGGACGCTCAAGCAGTGAAGTTGCCGCCGAAATTACCCAGATCGAAGCGGAAATGTCGCGCAAGGCGTTTTTTCATCCCGTCGTCACAGTGTAAGTGAGCCGCCATGATTCTCTTTCTTGAGAACGGCAAACAGCTACGCGGCGACCTCATCAAATCTGCCGTGTTGCGCTCTGACTTGACACCTGTACCTGTTACTTTGGAAGCCGACATCCGCACGGGCGATGACACCGAAGAACTGGATAAGCTGCTGGCCGAAGGGCGCAAGCTCTCGCTCGCCAGCGGCGAAGCGCTGCATATCGTCAAATCTGTGCGCACGGCCAGCCGCATGGTGCAGGATAAACGCGAAGTCGCCGCGCACCGCATCACGGCGCTGTTGGAACCGTGTTTGGGGGTGGCGTATGTGCGCAGCCGCGCCATCATCAAGGAAAACGCGGCGCTATCTGCCATTTACCGAGCGGCGGGCGCAACGCTGCGCGCAGTAGACGCGGATTTTCCCGTGCCGCGCTTTTACTGCCCCGTGGGCGAGACGCCGACCTTTCACATCGCCCGCGTGCTGCAAGAGGAGGGCGGCACGGTGCGCTGGAAGACCGGACGGTTGCAATTCGTGCGGCTGCCCGATCTCTTCAAACAGCGTCCCGTCATGACGCTGCCCGACAACGCCTCGGACAACGTAGACGGCGGTTTTGTTGAACGTCACGAGGTGCCGTGGTTTTTCTCGCTGGGCGCGGGCGGCGAATTTATCTTTGGCGCACGCGAAAAGCCACGCATCGTGCGTTATGCACCGTTCCAGAACGTGCAACGTCTGCGCAACATGACGCGCTGCCTGGTCTACCGCAAGAAGATGAAAATCAGCTTCAACGTCCGCATCGGCGCGGGGGATTTGATAGCGTTTGCGGGCGGCGAAAATCTCGCCGTCATCACCGCCGCGCACGCCTTTGCCAGCGGCACCGATGATGGCGGCGCGAGTGAAACCACTACACGCCTCTGGCTAGGCGCGTTGGAGGCGTGATGGAATACGGCCTCATGCCCGGACGCTATCCAGCTATCGTGCGCAACTACGACCAAGCCCGCCGGACGTGCCGCGTCGAAATTCCCGGTTTGACCGATGGCGGCGATGTGCTGCCAGAAGCCGAAATCGAATACAGCATCGGCGACAAATCCCGTTCCGGCCAATTTGAAACGGAAATCGAAATTTTGCCGGGCGATACCGTGTGGATTGCCTTCATCGGTGGCGACCCGCGTTACCCCATCATCACCGGCTACCGTAATCCGCAGGCTGGAAATTGCGTCGATTGGCGGCGCTGGCACCATGCCAACATGGAGCTACTGGCCGACACGCTCATGAAGATGATTGCGGGCGGAGATTTCCTTATCAAATCCGGTACGCACGTCACGGTTCAAGCGCCTCAGGTGACGGTTGATTCGCCTGAGACGACCTGCACCGGAAACCTGATCGTCAATGGAAAGTTGACCTACCAAGGCGGCATGGCAGGATCTGGCGGCGGTGGAACCGCTGCCACGATCACGGGCTATGTGTCCGTGGAAGGGAGTATCAACGCATCGGGTTCCATCATGGACGCTGGCGGCAACAGCAACCATCACTCGCATTGAAAGGTATCGCCATGAAAAATCTGTTATTCAGCTTTGAAGACCTGTCATCCAAGGATAAGGCCGTGCGCCAGGTGACACGATATTTTTCCCGCGCGGGCGCAACCGTGGTGCAGCAGGAGGTGTTGACAGCGGTCAAGCGCTCGGCGGGTATCTCGTACCGGGAAATGGCGCTGACCTTCGCCGATTCGCAGCAAGTGACGCTGCGCGTGAAGCAATCGGGCGATATTTTTCAGGTATTACTCAACGGCAAGGTACACCCCATCAAGAATCAGGACGACCATGTGAAGGCCATCGCCGAGATCGTCCAGGCGATGGACGCCGGGCGCACGCGGTTCCAGAAAATCCTGGCGCTCGCCAAGGTGCGCCCGCCCGCAGGCATCCGCACCGCCGCGCCTAAGATGGCGCAAGTGTTGACCGAAAAACGCGATGCGCTCAAAGCCGCTATTGCCGACGTGCGCCGCCAGATCGAGGCGCTGAAGACCCCGGCATCGCCGGCCACTGACTGAGTGCGTCAGGCATACGCCTCCTTCGGCTTGTACGTCATGATCTGTGCCAGTACGCTCGCCATACGTTCCTTGGCCGTGGCTGTGTCATAGTCATGCTGTAACCCCGTCCAGAATCCATCGGACATACCAAAAAACTTGGACAGACGCAGCCCTGTATCGACCGTAACAGATCGGGTACCCGCCACGATTTCACCGATGCGG